ACATCGCTTTGAACCCGTACACCCGCTCCTACAGTATCGGTGCTCATTCGAATTGTGTAACTGCTCGCAGGCTGTGTTACTCCAGCGATACTAGCATGATAATTAGAGTCTTTAGTCCATGAAGAAGGATTTGAAATTAGAGCTCCTTCTCCTTGATCTGCTGTACCTGTAGTGGTGATTCTATTTCCATTATTTTCAAAATTAATCAATGTGGCCAATCTTGTGGATGCTGTACACACTCCACTGAATCCATTATAAGTAGTGGTTCCACCAGTTGGAACGTATCGAGTGCCTCTGTAGGTCACTGCAGTGATATCAGTGAGAGCCCATTCTCCAGGAAATATACTCATTCCCCAGCTATTATTCACTATGGTAGGGTTTTTTCTACCGGTAGCGGCGTTTACAGATTTATTTCTATGAAATTCTCTTATATAGTCAAATGTATATTGAAAATACGGATACGTATTACCAGCATCATAATAGATATTGTAAATATTGGCATCTCTGGCCCAACCTTGAGTGTTGCCTGCCACAGTGCCTGATACGTGTGTGGAGTGACTTCCTGTGCCATATGCATAGTTTCCTGGAGATGTCCCCCTCACTGCGGTATTGTGTTGTTCCCAATTGTACTGAACAGTTCTATTAGAACCGCTGCTGCCATCTGGGTTGGAGTTATATTCTGGATGACCCCATACAATACCATTTTCATCACAAATTACACAGTCTACATTTCTACCGGTTTGAGTTAATTTTATTGTACCACTCACTGCAGGAGTACCTGACCCAGTACCTTCATATCCTGTACCTCCCCATCCGGATCGTTGAACTCCTTCTGTGCATCTTAATAGAGCAAAATTTTTCATAGTATTACTGGTGGAACTGGATTTATCCCATGCAGCGCTGGTTTGTTCTGTGGCATATAATCCGGCTTTGATTCCTAATTCATCAGGATGTAATTCTACTGATTTAACTCTGGGATCTGTTTTTAATTGTGTGGCTTCCCAATCGGTCAGTCTATAAACTGTGGCACGACTTATAGGTTTACGTTCCAAACATTCTATTTTTCTAGTAAGTTCAAGTCCTTTTGGGGTGCTGTCTAACGTTTCTAATTCACTGTACAAAGATTCTAAATCTCCATAGGTATGAACCATAACGCAATATTTTTTAGTATTAACATATGGTGCTGACGTCGACGCTCTAACAGACATCTTAAACCTCCAATTGTACTGCGGTCAATGTAATTGTAATTGCAGCAGTGGAACCACTCTTGTTAGTCACTGCTAATGATATGTTTGTGCTAGGAGATGTTTCATTGCTGAATCCTATTGCTCCTGGACTGATTAATATTGTTTGTGATGCTGTAGAAATTATTTCAGCAATAACTCCAGAACCTGGCGTTGGGTCAGCACCTTCTGCTCTACTAGCATCTGCTGTTCTAGCAGCAGTGCTGACATAGACTCTTACCCATGCTGCAGCTGATGTTGCAATTTTATACAGCATATAGCCTTTGTATCCTACGATAGTTAGGTCACCTGTGGCACCATTGGCTAAACTAGATGTTGTTCCTGCAAGACTGGCTCTGCTGGCCATACTTCCACCACCGCCTGTGGCTGTGATAGTTAATACATCTCCGGCTATTGCTGTGGTGATACCTGTACCACCTGCAACTTTTAATGTTTCTCCATTGTTAAGTGTGGTACCCGTGCTGTCATCCCCCACAAATGTCATAGTGGCTTGAGGCACACCTGTAATAGTCAACACATCGCCCGACACTGCTGTGGTGATACCTGTACCACCTGCAATTTTAATAGTTTCTCCTGAATTTAATGTAACTCCTGTAGAATCATCTCCTACCACTGTTATGGTGCTTGATCCTCCCCCGGATCCTGTAATAGTTAATACATCTCCCGACATAGAAGTAGTAACACTACCTGCTCCTGCTATCTTGATTGTTTCTCCATCTGAAATTCTTGTGCCTGATGAATCATCGCCTACAAATGTTAATCCTTGTGCTGCTGATAATCCTGCAGCAGAAAAATAAGTTAGGTTTACCCAAGCTGATGAACCGTTACCAATTTTAATTTTATATGTGTCTGTTTCAAAACCAAGTTCTCCCTGACTTAATGTAGGATTGGTTGAAGTCCAGTTTGCTGCTGTGTCTCTTCTTACTTGTATTTTATTTGCCATATTATGCTCCGCCTCCGTCTACTGCTGTTTCTCCGGCTCCATATGTTGAAGAACCAGATCCACCATCTAAGCTCAAAACTGCTAAATCATAAACAGTTGCAGTTGCGCCACCATCTATATTTAATGTCACAAGCGTGGTTCCACTTATAGTAACATTACCTTCTGCGTCTGTAGCAGTGCTTATACCATTAGAACCAACAAATTTAATAGTATTTCCTGTGGATATTGCACGTTGTGTGCTGTCATCTCCTGCTACACTAAAAGTAAATGCTGTGGGACCGGTAATTGTAAGAGTATCGCCACTCATGGCAGTAGTAATGCCTCCGGATCCGGCAATTTTAACAGTTTCTCCATCTGAAATTCTTGTGCCACTACTATCATCGCCCGCAAATGTTAATCCTTGTGCTGTGGCTTCTCCGGTAGCAGTGATTGTTAATACATCACCCGTCATGGATGTGGTAATTCCTGTGCCTCCTGCAATTTTAACTGTTTCGTTGTCAGAAATTCTTGTGCCTGTAGAATCATCGCCTACAAATGTAATGCCCTGAGCAGATAAACTAGCATTGCTATTACCTGCTTCTGGTCTATATAAACTAATTCGATATCCTGTAATTTTTATTTCACCTTCGGAACCACTAGCTTGTAAGAAAAGTTGATTGCCTCGAATGTATGCAGACCATTCTATATGAATTGTACCATCTGTAGACAGTTGTGGACCTACTGTAATACTTACATCATGTCCATTGTGTACTACAACAACTTCGGATACGCTCGATTGACTATTGTTTGTGTCGTGTGCTGAAAGTGTATAAAAAGCAGCGGTAGTATCGGTTAAGTGGAAAGAATCTATAGTGGCAGCTGCAGACGATGTGGTAGTAGTGCCAACAATTTTTTGATAATCAGTTTCATCGGTTGATTCTGTGTCTGATAATAATAATTTGTGCAGTTTTAAATTTAATGTTCCACCGGTAGAACGTGCTCTTAATCTAGCAACACCATCATTGATGTCAGCAGTGAATATTATAAAACTCTCATTACTACTACTCACTATGTTATATGTGGTTATGTAGGCATCGGTGCCATTGTGAACCATGGATATTTCTGCATTAAGGTAATCGTTGGATATCGCTGCTCCTTCATCAGATACTGATACAAAATATTTTGCTGATCTATATTCACCTATAGACCAAGTGTCTATTACTGTTTCTGCAGTGGATAAATTTTCGTATCTCAATGTGGATGTTCTTCCGTTATTTTTTAATCCTGTGTTGTCAAATAATGGAAGTCTATAACATTGTATACTGTTTATTGCAGAATCTCCTGTGACTTTATATAAAACATCATCTCCAACCACTCTTGCAGATAAGGTATTGTGTCCTGCATGAGGAAGAACACTGGTTGAATTAACCACAGCAGACACAGACATAAAGGCTTCTAATCCATTGTGTACAATACTAGTTTTTGAAGCAATTACTTCATTACGTATTTCATCTCTATAAACTTGATAATATAATGATGAACGTATATCAGAAGTTGAAACACGATCTATTGTTTTTTCTGATGTGTCTATACCTATCTTAGAAATAATTTTAGCACTTTCATCCAACATTGAAGATGGAGTGTTAATTCTTCCACTGAATATTAATCCTGTTTTGCTGGAACTGATAGTTTGATCCCCTATATAAACTGTGCCAGATCCAAAGTATCCTTTTCTAAATCTTTTGGTTAATGATCCTAAATCTACAGCATCATCTGTGGTAGGAATTATTGAAGCATTGGTTGTGATAACACCTGTGCCTGAAGTGCTGATCTCAATATCTTCGTTGGATCTAGATCCAGTAATTTTATTGTCGTCTATCAACAAACCGCCTGTGTTTAAAGAATCTATAGAACTTGTGCCAGTAATGGTTAGAACGTTTCCAGATATTGATGTATCCACAGAACCTGCACCCACAATTTGTAGAGTTCCACCATCTGCAACAGCAGTGCCAGTAGAATCATCTCCGATAAAAGTTATACCCTGTGCTGGATTAGATCCATTGATGGTCAAAGTATCTCCTGATACAGCAGTGGTAATATTAGAGCCACCTGCTATTTTAAATGTTTCTCCGACGGTTACAGCAGTGCCGGTGGAGTCATCACCCACTATGGTGATTGCAGTGTCTGTTTTTTGTGCATAGCCTGTTAAACTGGGACCAGTAATGGTTAGAGTGTCACCCGACACTGCTGTGGTTATATTTTGAGTGCCTGCTATTTTGATTGTCTCACCAGAGTTTACTGCGGTTCCAGTTGAGTCATCTCCAACAAATGTGATCGATTGTGCTGTGTTCTGTGCATCGATGTAGGCCTTGACAGCTTTAGCCGAGGGCACAGTGTCATCGCTCGCAGACACCGCGGATAGGTCAGTGTCAACCACTCCAGAGGCAAAGTCTGCCACTTCAATGTTTGTAATAGAATTTCCCGTGCCGTTGGCATTAAATGTCTTGTTGGTCAATGTGTCAGCGCTTGAGGCAGTGATGAAAGAAGTTAAATTTGGACCTGTTATGGTTAGAGTGTCACCCGACACTGCTGTGGTTATATTCTGCGTGCCTGCAACTTTGATTGTCTCACCAGTGTTCAATGTGGTTCCAGTACTATCATCACCCACGATGGTGATTGGAGAATTGGTTAGATAAGATGATAGATTGGGACCAGTGATGGTCAACGTATCTCCACTCACTGCTGTGGTTATATTTTGAGTGCCTGCTATTTTAAATGTTTCTGCTGTGTTGATGGTGCTGCCTGTGCTGTCATCACCTACAAAAGTAATACCTGTGAAAGCACTTAAACTTGTGAAACTTAATTGTCCAGAACCATTTGTGGTCAATACTTGATTGGCAGAGCCATCTGCTTGTGGCCAATACAATCCATCTAACACAATAGATCCTGTGCCATTGGGTGTAATTTCTATATTGCCATTAATTCCATCATTGATTAAAATACTCCCACTATTTGAACCAGAGTTGGTATTCAATGTTAAATCACCCGTGCCATTGGTAGTGATGGTGGCATTGGCGTTGCTGTCTCCCACCCTAACTGTATCTGTAGTAAGATACACATCACCCGTGCCGTTGGGTGCTAGTTCTATGTTGCCGTTGGCACCATCGTATAATCTTATCGTGCCCTCTGTGCCAGAACCCTCATTGGTTGTGAGTATCAGATCACCAGTGCCTCTGGTGGCAATGGTGGCATCACTGTTGTTGTCACCTATGCGAACTGAATCTGTGTTGAGATGCACATCACCCGTGCCATCTGGTGCTATGGTCACTGGTGAGTTGGTGTCTCCCGTGATGGATCCCAAGAATGTGGCATCACCCGTGAACCTGCTGGTGCTGGTTACTGCCAAGGTGTTGTTGATTGTGGCAGCACCTGATACGTTCACAGCATCGTTGATCTGAATGGCAGATGAGTCTTCTGAACCAATAGTGTTAGTGATTAAAGTTTTAGCATTTAACGTTCCGGATATGTTCACACCATCATTGATCTGTATGGCTGTGCTGTCATCTGATTCAATGGTATTGGCCACTAGAGTATTTTTTAATACTATTCTGCCTGTGCCCGCGGCTTGAATGACAATGTCTTCGTTGGATCTAGATCCTGCAATGGTGTTGTCGTTTATAGATATTGCACCTGTGTCTAGACTGTTGATTGATCCTGCTTCAAATACTATGTTGCCACTCACAGAAAGATCTCCTGTGATTGTGGTGTTGCCGACTATGTGTAATGTGGTGTTGGGTTCAGAGGTTCCTATGCCCACTCGATTGTTAGTGACATCGAGATACAACAGGTTTGTTTCAAATGCTAGATCGACGCCGTTACGAGTAAGATTACTCTTCAACACCGATCCAGATATACGGCCTATGGCCATACTGGTGGATCCTCTCTATAAAAATATTTCAACGAGCATATGCTCGCAGAGCTCTATTACATTGTGAGCCAAACAGTATAGATATTTATGCTGTAAATGAGAAAAGGGCCTTGCGGCCCTTTTCAACTACTGAGGAAGTGTAGTACTTATTAGTTGTTAGCTTGGACGAAACAATTTACCATGCCAATACCTGTATCGGATTTGCTTTCTAAAGCTCTGCCAATTACGTGGAAAGGATTGATAGATTCACCAGTTTTAGCAGCTCTAGCTGTGCCTTTTACGCTGGATGATACTAATCTGTCACCTTTGTTTACCACACCAGTAACTCTCACAGGAGTTCTACCAGTCATAGCCACAAAAGGATGTGATTGATTATTACCCGCACCTGCATTCATCATGTAGGCTGGTTTTGAAGAGATAACACCAAAAACTTGATCAGAAAGTTCTTCACCTGTTTCTGTGATCTCTTGTGCACCACCCAACATAACCACTGCGCCTTCAGTCATTGGAGCATCTGCTGCAAATCTCTCTGCGATATCCGCATACTGAGCCGAAGTTGCTGTGGCATTGATAACTCTGCATCTGATATCCACTAATTGGAAATCATCATTGGGAGTACCTGTTCCCACGTTGTGAGTGGATCTTAATGCTGTGAAAGTACCACCTGATGCTGCTGGAAATATTGTGGATGCATCATCGTTGTATGCATCATCCCACACCCAATATAAATCCTGTTCAGTTGGCACTGAAGTGGATCCTCTGTGAATTTGAATTCCTGAGAATCTAGGCATTTGTCCTGGTTGTGATACGTTGCTGTTGACACCAATTAGGTTGTCCGCTACTTCGAATGTTTGTGTGTTAAGAATAGTTTGTGTTCCGCTCACTGTTAAAGTACCATTAATGGTCACTGATCCACCAAAGTCTGCTGTGGAAGTAGTGGTTAATGTAGAGAACTTACCTGTGCCTGGAGTGGTAGCACCGATGTTCATGTTATTGATGTTACCGGTCGCCGTTGGATTGATAGAAACTGCTCCAGCTGGTGCAATTGTCACAGTACCACTTCCAGTTGGTGACAAGGTCACTGTTTGGTTGGATGTGATTGCTGAAATGTTACCTGCTAAAGTGGAAGTAACTCCTGCAGTACCCAAAGTCAATGTGCTGGCTGGTGCAATTGATACTGTACCTGTGCCAGTTGGTGACAAGGTCACTGTTTTGTTAGATCCTGTTAAGCTCAAATCTCCAGATAGAGTGGTGTTACCTGTTACTCCTAATGTGCTGGACGCTGTTAATCCGTTAGCCACTGTGGTAGCTGCTGCTGCCACTGTTAAGTAAGTGCTGCCATCTGCTTGGATAGTTACTGCTCCAACACCTGCATCTGTTACTGTAACGTTGGAGTTGCCTTGAGTGATTGAATTTTGTGATAAACCGGCTAAACCGTCATCCACATATTTTTTATTGGCTACATCTCCATCTGCTGTTGGTGCTGATGTAGATAATCCTGTTATTTTATTTGTTGAAGCGTCGATTACGATATCACCTACTGATATTCCGTTATTGACTCTAAAGTTTCTTGTTGTCATGGTTCCATATCTCCCGCATGATTGTTATTATTTTACAATAGAACGTTCTATTGCACGAGTATTTACCCAATATTGGTAATTTTTATGGTTTACAGCTCAATTATACTGCAGCCAATGAGTACTGTACGATAGCAGATGATGTGCCACCAGTGCTGATCGCTTGTACATTCACTGTGCCAGATGTGTATGTAGCAGTCAATGTTGCAGTGTCAGATCCACCTGTGTTAACAACACCGTAAGTGTTGATGTAAGCAGTGGTTCCGTTGTGTATCACGTGAGCTTTCATACAAGAGTATTCAGTGTTGGCAGCATCAGTCACTTGAACATACAGTTCAGCTGATCTGTAATTGCTAGCATTGAAACTCATAATAGTGGTTGCAGAACTTTCAAAATTCACTGATTCAGTCAATGTTCTAGCCACACCGCCTGTTTGCACAGCAGTGTTGTCAAAACCTTCAATGGCAAATATTCTAGCACCTGAGTGAGGAGCAGAAGTAAATGTTATGTTGTTGGAAGAAACTGTGTAGTTTTCTGTGGGTTCTTGATAAACGTTGTCGATATACACCATGACGTTGTTGGCTGTGGCTGGTGCTGTTGAGAAGAAGCCATTAAATGTTGATGTTGAACCATCACCTGTTGTGGTAACTTTGTTGATAGCAATTGTGCCACCTGTTCCCATAGTGAACTGTATCCATGTGGATCCATCCTGTGAACCTTCATACACACCCAATTGAGTGTTGAATCTAATTACACCTGTGTGTGCAGTGGGTCTCGCAGCAGTGTTGCCGTTTGGTACTCTGATAGCACCTGTGTTCGAACCTGCGTCTAATATGTAGGTCGGAGTGCTAGTACCAATACCAATTTTGTCAGCTGATGCGTCCACGTAAAATAAAGAAACAACTGTGTCTCCTGAAATTTGTGTGTCCACGTCGGCGGCTGCAGCATTGATCTTGATCGAGCTAGAAGCGGCCCCATCTATTTTTAATATTCCGGTTTGGTTGTTAATAGTGGTGTCTGTGCCATCGTGTGCTATTTGTAGATCTCCACTTGCACCAATTTTAATTGCTTTGCCGTCAGCTCCTATCACGATATGATCGTTGGTGTTAACTGTGGTAAACGTACCTGCTGCT